GCTTCTCAGAGCTGAAGTAGCTCGGAAGCTTCATCCTTAAACGGAAGTTGCGCACGTAACTTCTGGGTGGAGTAACCGATCCCAAAAGCCTTAAGTCGTAGATGTCGGGGTAATACCCTACGTTTGCGTGGACGATCTTGATGGGTGTTAAAGGGTTAGCAATAATCCACATCACGTTAAGAAACGTCTGATTTAATACATCAGCTTACTAAGCTGGCTGCGGCTCGCTCCCTGTTATGGGGGGCGAAAACCGAAGTTTTATGTATTTAATTAACTTAAGTATCCCGAAAGGGATACCTCTAAATAGACCTTAGGAAACTAAGGCCTAGGAGCAAGGATAGCGGAAAACTAACTCGAAAGGCTGGTAGGTCATAAAGACCGAGGCCCGGAGGTATGTCCGAATACTCTTCCTCTCATTCTATGGTGAAATCTGAACGAAGTTTCCTCTCCCGAAAGGGACGAAAGCAAGCCGCGAAACAGAAATACCCTAAGGATTAACCTAAGGAATGATGAAGAATTTACGTAATACGACTAGATATGGGTGAAACCCAGTCCGAGTAGTATTAGTGAGTAAACTATCTAAGCAGGCTGAAATGTCGACCCCGAAAGGGGGGTGTCCAAGGATGCCTATCGCTACGGAGAGTAATCTCTATGCGGTAGAAACTACCGGTGATTCCCGCAGTTATTCGAATGAAATATAGATTAAATAAATCATACATCAAACAAATTTCTGCGTTTAGAGTGTCAATTAAAAATATAAATGCCATGGCCGCTGTAAAAGGCGGGCAACTCCCATTAGTCGGATGGTTCGTGAGAATCATTCCGGTGACCGGGTTGCAGACCACTTGTGCGAGAGTAAGATCGATAGTAGTTTTTCTTAAGTTAACTGCCTTTCTGATTTCCAAAAATGGAGCGAAAGGAGCTTGCCTAATACTGAAAGTATACGCCGTAACCTTGCAACAGTGTTGCGGAGGTCACATTGTAAAGGATTTAACGGAGTTAAAATTCCGAATTTCCCGAACGAACAGTGGGCTACCACGGGTCATACCTGTTCAACACAGACAGCTCATTCGAGCTGGTGATCCCAAGGTAATTAAGTTTTGGTTGACTTTGTTTAACCTTTACAGGGTATTGGAGTTTACTGGAGATTATAGACTTGCTTCATTAAGTAAGACTATTATTTCTCCGGCGAAAACAGGTCCAGGATTCGTTCAGCTAAGAGCTGAGCTACTGGCCTTTATTCCTTTATTCTTTAAAGCGTTGACGAAGGTGATCGGGCTTAGTGCCAAATCTATCGGGCGGGTGTTGATGGAAGAGTATGCTGTGGCGAAAGCCGAGCCTCTGCTTAAATCATCACCTTTCACGTACCCTCTTCACAAATTGGAAGATTTATCTCAATCTGAGCAGAAAGAAATGATGGAAAAAGTTCCTGTTTCTAGTACGCATCCAATAGCTGTTCACGAGGCTGCGAACGCGCTTGCTAATAATAGCGAGCTAATGGAGCCGTCTTCGTTTTTCCTCGGTTTACTTCCGATGAATTGCGATTTGAGACTTGCTTGGCGAGAGTGTGTCCGACTTCCTCTAATTAAGGGAGCCGGTACGCAAAAAGCTTTTACTCCTACTCTGGGGAAACTTTCATTGAAAGCGGAACCAGCAGGTAAAGTGAGAGTTTTTGCGATGGTGGATTGCTGGACACAATGGTTGTTAAAACCGTTGCATCTGACAATCTTCAATCACATTCTGCCGGGTATCTCTCAGGATGGGACTTTGGACCAGTTAAAACCGGTTCATGCCCTTCTTAAGAGAGACCCGTCATCTCTATTTTCGTTGGATCTTAGTGCAGCGACTGATCGACTTCCTATATGGCTGCAAGCAGCTATAGTGGAAGCATTTGCAGGGAAAGAGTATGCCCATAACTGGGTACAGTTCTTAACTGCAAGGGATTATGTCCTGACTTTGACTGATAAAAATAAAGATGTACCTGTAAGATACAAATTGCGATACGCGGTAGGTCAACCCATGGGGGCGTATAGTTCTTGGGCCATGCTTGCTTTAACTCACCACCTAATAGTGCAATTTTGCGCTTATTCGGTTGGTGTAGTTCCAGCAGGAACTTGGTTTCGAGACTATGCGATCCTAGGTGACGATATCGTTATCGGAAACGCGAAGGTTGCAAAACGGTACATAGAAGTACTGGCGACTCTGGGAGTCGGAGTAGGGCTCCATAAAAGCCTTATTTCGGCGGCTGGAACTGCCTTAGAGTTTGCTAAACGAACCTTTGTTAAGGGGGTGGACGTAAGTCCTATTCCTTTGACAGAGTGGATAGCAGCCATGGGCGGTCCAGCTTGTGCAGTGGAGTTTATCCGAAAATATAATCTATCCCTAGCGGGCTTTATTAAAGCCGCAGGTTATGGATTCAATGTTTTAGGAAGACTACACATGCCGTTAGGTAAATTAAACGCGAAGGTGAGATTAATCATCCTTGCCTTGAATATCCCACAGTCCGTAGACGATGTGGAGACATTCTTTGAGCTAGGTATGGCTAAAGCGGGGAGAGCTCTCTTTGAAACTCAGGCGGTCATCGACCAAATGATTTCGAAAGAGTTCAAACTACTTAAAGCCGCCCTGAATAAGGTGCGACTTGGCCTACATACGCTCGAAGGTGATCATCTACATTCGATCGATCGGGCTAAAGAGCTTCTAACCAGAGTATCTGGTCTAGCAGTGAAAGCATCTACTTTAGAGCTAATTCAGGATTGTATCAACGATGAGGTTCTACCTCTCGTCGATGGAGTACTTCCCGATAACTGGTTGGAGATTTGTAAAACAAATACTCTACTAGAGATTATGCAGAAGTACCCGGGCAATACTAAATTGGTCTACAAGTGGATGTGGGCGGATACGTACTCTTCGAAATTTAATCCTAAATTCTTAGAGTTTATCAGGGATGTTATCTCTGATTTATCCAGCCGAGACCTGGTTCCCGAAACGGGTACATTCCTTGGAATGAGTTACAAAGTAACACCAGCATCTTACCTGCGAACACTAGCAAGTCTGTACGAAGCTGAAGCGTCAAAAGAACTTGTGTCGTTGATGAAACGATTACAGTTGTTAACGCAAGCCGATATTAAGGTACGGGCGAACACCCTTGCATCAAGTATTAGTGATACGTTAGTTCATCTAATGTTGAGCCGATATGAGATGTCCGCGAAAGAGCTCTTCATGGGTCTTATTTCCTTATCCAAAATGGTAGGGAAAATCCCATTGGCGAATCTTTCCTATGCGCGAGTAGTCGACGACTCTCCGCGAGGTTTCACCGACGGAATGCATATCCGATTATGGAAAGCATTGAGCGGGTTAGCACAGGGGACGCAAAAAGCGGTCCCTAATACTAAAGCACCTGATCCAAATGCACACTGGTTTACCTAGTGGGCAGTAGGATCCGTAGTACGAGATTGCGTGAAAGAGAAATACTTTCCAGTCCTGGTATCACTTCGACACTTCGTTAAGAATATGCCCAAATGAAACTATCTGAAGCCGGTGAAATACGGTCACAGGGTAGGAGTAAGTACAAGCAGAGTATTAGCCAAGAAACGGAAAGTCAATGACAGACCGCTGGTTGGTGTTCCTCTGGAACAAAATAAGTCTACAAAGTTGCAGTAATAAGAGAAGAATCTATCATCTTACAATCTATCATAAGGTCTCAATGTGAGCCCTTCTGAGGTCATGTACGACAAGGAAGGTATCTTGCATAATATTAATTGCGCACTTAAGCGTAGAACTTCTTCT